ACAACTTCGCAGTCTGGCCGAACGTCAAGATTTATGAAATTTACTACATGGATGGAAAACAAGCGGTCTATGCGACCCCTGGGAACTTCATGCTCGACTTCTGGAACCGAGTGCTGGTCAAGCAGGTCAGGCCAATTTTAGAACAAAATTGGGACAGGTACCACAAGTAGTCAGAATGGCTGACAGGACCCGTCAGCAAGACGGGGTATGGTTTGACGGCCTATAAACTCCAGGAGGTCGCTATAGTGAATGCCTTCATGCGCTCTGAGATTTACACGAGTATGAAAGCTGCTATTACTAACCACCTCAAGGAGGTTCCTCGGGCCCTGCGCTTCCAGAACCGGGTGAATATGGGTGTCGAGGTACCCGAGAATAGAAATATCTTATATGTGGCCCCGCAGATGTGTTATCTCAAGGACTGCACCCGACCAATGTGCAAGTATGGGGTTTGTCAGGAGCATATCCCCATCTACATCAGCACATATGGACCCCAGCCAGACCTCTAGTCAAACATCAGACCCGCAATACCGTTCTCGACCCGTAGGATGTTCTGGGAGGTTGCTGTCACCCGAAACTGCTTGGCCGGGTAGTACGCCGATGGGTTCGAGACGTTCAGCTCCAGAAGCACGTTCCGGATGCGACTAAAGTTTATGGATCCCGACGGGTCTCCAGTGTTGGGATTTGTCGAGAATGCATACATGAAAAATTGACGCCCGGGAATCTGTGGCTGGGGCGAGGTCGGCGGCGGCTGCGAGAAGAAGTTGACGTGGTGGTTGAACGGCTCGATGGCCCCGACGTACAGGGCGTTCGTGGCCGAGGTCAGAAACGCATCCTCACCGTTGAACGTCATGCCCAGGCTCTGGAGGTCCGGGGACGTCGACCCCTTCACGACGTAGTTGTACGGCGGAAATTGCGAGGCCAGTACGAGGTTCTCGAGCGGCTGCGTGACGAAAAAGAGTTCCTTGACCGGCCCCTTGAAGTCTATGGGGAAAATGGCCGTCTGGAACCCTTCCGGGAGGTTGAATTCTTCGTACTGAACCTGGGTGATGATGTAATCGATGCGGTGGCTCTGGAACCAGTCAATCTCCGGGTTGGCCAGATAGACGTACTCCGTGATGATGGTCGCGGACAGCGTCGGGTTCGTGATGGTCGAGGCGAAGGACGTGAGCTCCGAGAATCGCCGGAAGGTGACCCAGACCTCCACGTCCTGCCGGCCCAGTGCCGTGATGGGGATGGACAGCTCGGGGTTTCCGTAAAAGTAGTACGGAAGGTTGACATAGTACGTGCGGCCCGGCGGGGCGATGGACGTCCCGGTGTCGTACTTGCCCGTCAGGAGCTGCAGACCCGGTTGGTTCTCGTACGGGACGTTCAGCTCATTCCAGAGCTCTATGTACTCGCCCGTAATGCTCTGGATAGTCTGACCGCCAATCTTCAGGTCCGCATTTTGAATCAAAAATGTACCGACCGAGTCGTAGTACGAATAATTGGTCAGCAGGGGGTTCTGGAACTGGCTGGAGGACAGGGGGTAGACGGCCAGGTACGTCGAGGAATTGACCGTACCGCCTCCCGGAACTGTGAGCGAGACCGAGTAGGACGTCAGGTTGTTCGTGATGTTCAGGGGGACCGAGATTGTATACGGTGGGGAGATGCCCAGGTTCAGAGCGAAGGACTGGGCGAACGAAGAGTCGGCGCTGGTGATCGTCAGGCCCGTGACCGTCCTGGACGTGTTGAGGACGGCCGTCAGCATATAGGTCATGGAGTTCTGAAAGACGAGGTTCCCGGCAGAGTTTACGGAGATGAAGGTCGAATTGGACGTCAGGTCGAAATTTGAATTCAAATTGAGGGGGGTCGTCAAAGTGGTCGAAGAGGACGAAAGGAGGATGCCGTTCAGGGGCAGGGAATAGGTGGTCTGGATGCCCGGGAAGTCGCCAATCTGCTGGATGGCCACGAAGGAGTCGACGGAGATGGCCGCGGTCGCCGGGCCGTTCGTCGAGACGTTCAGAGAGTACGGCGTCGCGTTCGAGGTGGCGACCAGAGGGATCGAAAAGGCGTAGGTGGGATTCCGGCCCTGCTGGGACATGTCGTAGGTGTAGACGACGTTCGAGCCGCTGAGGACGTTCGAGAGGCTCAGGGACGTGATGTAGCGCTCGGGGGTCGTGTTCGAGAGACTGAGGGAGCCGGACAACAAATAAGTGCCGAGTTGGGAAAACTTGAAGGTTGAATCGGCCGCCAGGGTGACGAGGTAGCCGGATGGGGTCGCGATGTTGCTGTAGAAGGGGATGCGGGCCGAGGAGGTTCCGTTGAGGGTCACGGGCGTCGACACCTGGTAGAAATCATTGACCGGGCTGATGGAAAAGTACGTCCCGGGGAGGGCCTGGACACCGGTGGTCGTGGCGTAAAAGTAGTAGTACTGCCCGAGGGCCGAGACGTTGATGGGGATGACGGTCGGCGAAGAGGGGTCCGGGGACACGGTGTAATTGTACGTGTAGACGAAGGAGGGCGTGACGGGCTGGCCGTCGACCGAGGCGACGCCGTACGAGACGGACTGGATGGAGCCGGCGCCGAGACTGAAGCCGGCCCGAATGGCGTAATAGCCAGCCCTGAGGAACTGGATACAGCCTCCGGCCGTGACGGTGTATCGAGTCGTCAGGAGGTTATTCGGCGTCCAGTATGACCCGGATCCGGAGGTGGCCGAAAAGTTGAGAAACTGCTGGCCGGTCAGGGGGAGAACCTGATTCAGCGAAAGGGACAGACCCGGCAAAGGGTCGATGGGGAGGCCCTGAGTTCTGACCCACCCGGACTGCTCGAGGGAGAAGGAGGGGGTCAGGGTCGAGATGAAAACGTTCGCGAAGGAATTTGAAATGGAATTGGCCGAGAGGTTCGAGAGGGGCGAGACGGTCGCGGTGTAGACGAGATTTCCGTACGCGTCGATGGACGAGTAATTGATGGGGTCCAGACCCCAAAAGACGCCCGAGGAGGCGGACGTGGCGACAGGAGCCGACTGGACGATGACGGACGCGACGTTGTTGAAGGAAAACTTGTTGGTCGAGGAGACGTACGAGACGTAATTATTGGCCGTGAAACTCGTGCCCCAGATGGGCGCCTGACCGGACGTTGGGAAATTGACGGTCGAGTAGTACGGATACTGGTAACTCGTTTGGATGGGGCCTATGACCGTGTTATTCGAAAGGGTCACCCAGATGATGGGATAATTGGTCGGCGAAGGGTTTTGGGGCCAGGTCCAATCACCGCCCGGGTTGTAGAGGGCCGGGAGGGTCACTTTGAGCGTCAAACCTCGTATGAGGTCCCCTTTGGGTGGGATGCGACAGATGCTCGTCCCGCCGTACGTCACGATTTGGTCATTGAAGGGAATGTCGTACGCTTCGAGAACAAAGGGCGTGTGGCGCTTGTAGACGCCCGAAAAGTACGTTACCTGTGGCTCGCCAGTCAGGTACGCATCCTGCTGACCGATGGCGGCCAATTGGATGTATCCGGCTGACATCTGTCGCCTCTAGTAAGGGCGGAGACTTTTGTCCCCGATAAGCCACCGCGCGCGCCCCAGGACGCTCTCAATTTTGTTTCAAAATTGAAGGAGGGATGTCTCTCAATCTCCGAAAATTTGACCCGAGCAAGATGGCCGATGACAAGGTGTGCGTTTTCATCGGCAAGCGTGGAACGGGCAAGTCCACGCTGGTCACGGACATCCTGTGGCACAAAAAGCACCTGCCGGCCGGCATCGCCATGTCGGGCACCGAGGAGGGGAACGGCTACTATAAGCAATTCATACCGGACCTCTTCGTCTTTGGGGACTACAACAAGGAGGCGCTCGAAAAGATCATAGAGCGCCAGAAGAAGCTCTTGGCGGTCGGCAAGTGCACGCCGGTCTTTGTGCTCATGGACGACTGCATGTACGACCGCGGGTTTATGAGGGATATTGCGATCAGACAGTTGTTCATGAACGGACGACACTGGAAGATTTTCTTTATGATGACGACCCAGTACTGTATGGATATGACGCCTATGATCCGCACGAACGTCGACTACGTCTTTTCCCTGCGCGACAACGTCCGCCAGAACCGCGAGAACCTCTACAAGGCTTTCTTTGGCGTCTTCCCGACCTATGACAGCTTCAGCCAGGTGATGGACGCATGCACGGAGAACTACGAGTGCCTGGTGCTGGACAACACCAGCAAGTCGAACAAGATTACGGACTGTGTGTTTTGGTACAAGGCGCCGATACGCAAGAACTTCAGGGTCGGAGGGCCCGCATTCTGGCAGTACCACCAGCGGCACTACAACCCCAGGGCGGCCGCGACAGCCGGGACGGGCGTTCAGGCCGAACCAAAGCGCAGGGGGGCGACGGTGACGGTGGTGAAGAAGAAGTAGCCAGGGCGGCCGTAGGCCGCCCTGTTCGCCGCCACGAGTCCTGCGGACTCGGCTCCAGGGCCGCGCTGGGCCCTCTTCCCATTTTTCCCCTTCAAAACTAGATGACGCGAACACAGGAGCCGCCGGCCGAAATGCTCACGTACGACCCAAATATGAGCTCTATTTTGAGCGACCTTCCGACAGAGTCCACGCAGGACGACTTCTCCGAACGTCGTCCGACCGTCGATGAGGAGCTCGCCCGTCAGGCGCTCAGCCGCGACAAGGGCGAGCAGGCCAAGTCCGTCCCGACGGGTCTGATGAAGCGCATGCGACCTCCTTCCCCCGAAAAAGATGTTGATGAATCTCAAATGGCTGACTTTTCTACATCG